CTATGGAGAAGACTTGTTTAAGGTTATAGTTCAAGAAAAAGTTTGATATATAAATATATCAAAAATAGTAGAAAAATACTTCTCAAATGACTTGATATTAATTGCCTTTAGAGTGATATATATACACGATAAAAGGAAATACACATACTATTTGAGGAGGATTAAACATGAAAGAAAAAATTAAAAACCAAATCGACAACATGAAGAATCAAACAATCGGTGTCGAGATTGAGATGAACAACATTACAAGAAAGAAGGCAGCTGAATTAGTAGCCGCATTCTTTGGAACAAGAGCATGGAACGCTGCAGGCGAATACGGATATTCAACATGGGCTTGCAAAGATACAAACGGTAGAATTTGGAAGTTTCAAAAGGATGTTAGCATTGCAGGACCAGACGATGAAAAATGCGAAATGGTAACACCAATCCTAAAATATGAAGATATCGATGCATTACAAGAGATAATCAGAATTTTAAGAAAGGCTGGAGCAAAAAGCGATGCATCAAGAATGTGTGGAGTTCATATTCACATTGGAGCAAACGGTCACACACCAAAGACCATGAGAAATCTAACAAATATCATGGCCAGCCACGAAGGTTTATTAGCAGAGGCTTTAGAGCTTGATAGAAACAGAATTGGCAGATACTGTAAGATGGTTGATCCAAGATTTCTAGCTTCCTTAAACAAAAAGAAACCTTCAACAATGAGTGGTTTTGCAGACGTTTGGTACAAAAGCCAAAATGAAGATTATGCAAGAAGCCATCATTACAACGGTTCAAGATACCACATGCTAAACTTCCATGCAACTTTCACAAAAGGAACAATTGAATTCAGATTATTCCAATTTGATGCACCTAAAGATGGCAAACAAAACGGCCTTCACGCTGGCCAATTAAAGAGTTACATTCAATTATGCCTAGCACTCAGTCAAATGGCTAAGGAAGCCAAAGGAGCCTCACCAAAGCCGCAACAAAACGAGAATCCAAAGTACGCAATGAGAACATGGTTATTAAGACTTGGATTCATCGGTGAGGAATTCGCAACAGCGAGGGAATTCTTAACAAAGAGATTATCAGGTGATGCAAGTTTTAGAAGTGGGATAAGACCTACTTCTGAAGCAACATCAATTGGAGGTGCTGTATGAGTAAATATTATATTGCTTATGGAAGCAACCTCAATGTTAACCAGATGAAAAGAAGATGTCCAACTGCTAAGGTCGTTGGAACTGGGTTTATTGAAGATTATGAATTACTTTTCAAAGGTAGCAAAACTGGTGGTTACCTGACAATTGAAAAAGCAGAAGGAAAATCACTACCAGTTGCAATTTGGAAAGTAACTGAACTCGATGAACAAGCACTTGACAGATACGAAGGTTATCCAACCTTTTATTATAAGACCGATGTTGAGATTAATATCAAAGGCATCAAAACAGGATCTGAGTATAGAAAGAAAGCATTCGTTTATATCATGCACGAAGATCGAGATGTAGGGATTCCTTCAAAGTCCTATGTGATGACATGCCTTGAAGGTTACAAGACATTTGGATTTAGTCCTAAGTATCTAGAAGATGCATTAAAAAGAACTATGGAGGTTAACAATGAAAGCAACAACTGATTTTATAAAAACGTGTCCTTTGTGTGGTAAGGAATACAAAGGTCATCCAGCAATTTCAAGAGTAGATAATCAAACACCAATATGTCCTACTTGCGGAACCAGACAAGCCCTTGAGGGACTTGGTTTGAAATCTGATGAAATTGATAAGATTATACAATCCATTCAAAAGAGTAATGAACTTTAAAATCTAATATCAAAATGAATGAGTCGATAATAGTCGGCTTTTTCTTTACGAAAATGGAGGTTGAGGTTTTGGGTAAACTAAAAAAATATGTTCCTACCAAGTTCAAAGCCAAAGACTCCTACTATAGCAAAGAAGCAGCTGATAGAGCTGTATGCTTTATTGAATCATTAAAACACACAGATGGAGTTTGGTACAATAAACCATTTGAGCTTTTAGATTGGCAGGAACAAATAATAAGAGATGTTTTCGGTATTTTAAAACCGAATGGTTATAGGCAGTTTAATACAGCTTATATTGAAATTCCAAAGAAACAAGGAAAGAGTGAACTTGCAGCAGCAGTCGCTCTTTTACTTACTTGTGCAGACTTTGAGGAAGGTGCTCAAGTGTATGGTTGTGCTGCTGATAGAAACCAAGCGAAGATTGTTTTCAATGTGGCAAAAAAGATGGTTGAACTTAATAAGTATCTAAAGCGAACTGTTAAGATTTCTGAATCTAAAAACAGAATCGAATATAAAAATAGTTTTTATCAGGTTCTTTCAGCTGAGGCATACTCGAAACATGGATTTAATGTTCATGGCGTAGTTTTTGATGAACTGCATGCACAACCAAATAGAAAACTATATGATGTTATGACGAAGGGTTCTGGTGATGCTAGAAAACAACCTCTATTCTTTTTGATTACTACAGCTGGTGATGATACAAACTCTATATGTTATGAAGTACATCAAAAGGCAAAGGATATTCTTGAAGGAAGAAAGATAGATCCAACTTTCTACCCTGTTATTTATGGTGCAGATCCGGATGAAGATTGGACTGATCCTGAAGTGTGGAAAAAGGCAAATCCTAGTCTTGGAATAACCGTAGATATAGAAAAAGTAAGAGCAGCATGTGAATCAGCAAAACAAATGCCAAGTGAAGAAAATACATTTAGGCAACTCAGACTTAATCAGTGGGTTAAACAAGAAAAGAGATGGATGCCCATGCGTAAGTTTGATGACTGCTATGTTAATTTCAAACCTGAAGACTTGGAAGGTCGTGTATGTTATGGTGGATTAGACTTGTCATCTACTATGGATATTACTGCTTTTGTACTTGTTTTTCCGCCTAATGAAAGCGAAGACAAATATCATATCTTACCTTATTTTTGGATACCAGAAGAGAATATGAAACAAAGAATAAATCGTGACCATGTTCCATATGACTTATGGTCTCAACAAGGCTATTTAAAAACAACAGAAGGAAATGTAATCCATTATGGTTATATTGAAACTTTTATTGAGGAACTTGGAAGAAAATACAACATTAAAGAGATTGCTTTTGACCGATGGGGAGCAGTTCAAATGACACAAAATTTAGAAAATATGGGTTTTACAGTTGTTCCCTTTGGACAGGGCTTTAAAGATATGAGTCCACCTACTAAAGAACTTATGAATTTAGTTGTTGGCAAACGAATCGCACATAATGGAAACCCAGTCCTTCATTGGATGATGGATAATATTTCAATAAGAGAAGATCCAGCGGGAAACATTAAAATGGATAAATCTAAATCAGTAGAAAAAATTGATGGTGCTGTGGCAACCGTTATGGCACTGGATAGGGCAATTAGAAACAATAAAAATGATGGGGAGTCCGTGTATGACAAGCGTGGGCTTCTTTTTATTTAGGAGGGATAACAAATGGCGTTATTTAAAAGAAAAGCTAAGGCTAGAGATAAGCCTCAAGATAAAACCGCAGGTAGTCAATACACGTTTTATATGGGTGGAACTGTAGCAGGAAAAGCAGTAACAGAAAGAAGTGCAATGCAAATGACTGCAGTTTATTCATGTGTTCGTATTTTAGCTGAAGCGGTAGCAGGGTTGCCACTACATTTTTATAGATACAAAGATGACGGTTCAAAAGAAAAGGCGATAGATTCTAATCTTTATCACTTACTTCATGATGAACCTAATCCTGAGATGTCATCTTTTGTATTTAGAGAAACACTTATGACTCATTTGCTTTTATGGGGTAATGCGTATGCTCAAATCATCAGAAATGGAAAAGGCGAGGTTATTGCTTTATATCCTTTGATGCCAAATAAGATGAGTGTTGATAGAGATGAAAATGGGAAACTCTACTATACATACCAAAGAAGTCAAGATGAAGGAAAAGAAGCAGGCACAGTAACTTTATCAACTAGAGATGTTTTACATATTCCAGGGCTTGGATTTGATGGCTTGGTTGGGTATTCACCAATTGCTATGGCCAAAAATGCAATAGGACTAGCAATTGCTACAGAAGAGTATGGAGCCAAGTTCTTTGCTAATGGAGCAGCACCTAGCGGAGTTTTGGAGCATCCAGGAACGATAAAAGACCCTGCAAGATTAAGAGAAAATTGGAATTCAACATTTGGAGGTTCAGCTAATAGCGGTAAGGTAGCTGTTCTTGAAGAGGGAATGAAATACACACCTATATCTATTTCACCAGAACAGGCACAGTTCCTTGAAACTAGAAAATTCCAAATTAATGAAATAGCAAGAATATTTAGAGTCCCACCTCATATGGTTGGTGACTTAGAAAAATCAAGTTTTTCTAATATTGAGCAACAATCATTAGAGTTCGTTAAGTATACGCTAGATCCGTGGATTATACGTTGGGAACAATCGCTAAATAGGGCATTACTTAATGTTGATGAAAAGAAGACATATTTCTTCAAATTCAATGTAGAAGGTTTGCTTAGAGGTGATTACCAGTCAAGGATGAATGGTTATGCCATAGCAAGACAAAACGGATGGATGAGTGCAAACGACATAAGAGAACTTGAAAATTTAGACAAGATTTCCGCTGAAGATGGTGGAGATCTTTATTTAGTTAACGGCAACATGCTCCCATTAAACAATGCAGGAGCTTATGCAAATAAAGAAAAGGAGGAAGAAGCCGATGAAGAAGTTTTGGAATTGGATAAAGGTACAAAACAGCGAAACGGAAGAAAGAGTACTCGAACTTAACGGAACAATCGCAGAAGAATCATGGTTTGACGATGATGTTACACCTCGAATGTTCAAAGACGAGTTATTCAGTGGAACTGGGCCAATTACTATCTGGATCAATAGTCCAGGCGGTGACTGTATTGCTGCAAGTCAGATTTATTCAATGCTAATGGATTATAAGGATGAGGTTACAGTCAAGATTGATGGGATTGCAGCTTCAGCAGCTTCGGTAATTGCCATGGCTGGAACAAAGGTCAAGATGGCACCTACCGCTTTAATTATGATCCACAATCCATCAATGGCAGCCTTTGGTGAACGTAAGGACATGGAAAAGGCGATTGATATTTTGAATGAGGTAAAAGAATCAATCATTAATGCCTATGAAATTAAGACAGGGCAATCAAGAACAGTTCTTTCTCATTTAATGGATAGTGAAACTTGGATGAATGCCAAAAAGGCAGTTGAGCTAGGTTTTGCTGATGAGATATTGACCGATGAAAAGAAACAAACTCCAACTGAAGCATATATGTTTGGATCAAAAGAATTCGAGATGTCATTGGTTAATAAAATTACCAAAAGAGTACCTGCTCTTAAAAAGGGTCGTAATGTCAACGAATTAAAAGACAAATTAGCCACAATCAAAAAATTAATTTAAGGAGGATATAAAAATGACTAAGCAAGAATTAATTGAAAAGAGAGCTAATCTTTGGAAAGGAATGAATGCCTTTCTTGAAGCTCAAAAGAAAGACGATGTATTAAGCCCAGAAGATGATGCTAAATACAAAGAAATGGAAACTAGATTTGATTCATTAACTAATGAAATCAAGCGTATGGAAAGAATGGAAGCAATCGAAGCTGAATTAAATAAGCCTCAAAATGCTCCAATCGTTAATAAGCCTATGGTAGCAAATGAAGATGAAAAGCAAGGTCGTGCATCTAAAAACTATAAAAAGAGTTTCTGGAACGCAATGAGAAGTAAGACTGTTAGACCTGAAGTTGCCGATGCTCTTCAAATTGGTACTGACTCAGAAGGCGGATATTTAGTTCCTGATGAATATGAAAACACACTTGTTGAGGCACTTGAGGAAGAAAACATCTTCCGTAAGATTGCTCATGTAATCAACACATCTTCAGGTGATAGAAAAATCCCTGTAGTTGCATCTAAAGGTTCTGCATCTTGGGTAGATGAAGAAGGAACTATTACTGATAGTGATGATGCATTTAGCCAAGTATCTATCGGTGCATATAAGCTTGGAACACTTATCAAAGTTTCTAACGAACTTTTAAATGATAGTGCATTCAATCTTGAGGCCTATATTTCTAAGGAATTTGCTAGAAGAATTGGTACTAAAGAAGAAGATACATTCTTCAATGGAGATGGTACAGGAAAACCTACTGGTATCTTCAATGCAACTGGTGGTGCTCAAGTTGGTGTTACTACAGCAAGTGCAACTGCAATTAGTGCAGATGAAATTATTGATTTATTCTATTCTTTAAAGGCTCCTTATAGAAAAAATGCAGTATGGGTTTTAAATGATTCTACTGTTAAAGCTATTAGAAAACTTAAAGATAAGAATGACAACTATTTATGGCAACCTGCATTAACTGCCGGAACTCCTGATACTATTCTTGGTAGACCCGTTTACACATCTAGTTATGTTCCTTCAATTGCAGCTGGTGCTAAGACTATCGCCTTTGGTGATTTCTCTTATTACTGGATTGCAGATAGACAAGGAAGAATCTTCAAGAAGTTATCTGAGCTTTATGCTGCAACTGACCAAACTGGATTCGTTGCTACTCAAAGAGTAGATGGTAAGTTAGTTCTTCCAGAAGCAATTAAAGTTTTACAACAAAAAGCTGGAACAACTAGCGGTTCAGGTAACTAATTAGGAGGTGGCAGTGATGATTGCAAATGATTTATTGGAACAGGTGAAATTGAATCTAATCATAACTTTCAACGACGATGACAGCCTTATTGTTTCTTTCATCTCTGCCGCCATTTCTTATGCAGAAGGTTATCAGCATTTAGAAGAAGGGTATTATAAAACCCACGAGATGAGTGAAAGAACCAAACAAGCAGTAATCATGCTATCAAGCCACTTTTATGAATCACGTGATGGTTCAACTGGTGGCTTTTTTGCTGATAACACCAATGCCAGCGAACAAACATATAAAACTGCAAATAGGCTCTTGCTTTTAGACAGAGAATGGAAGGTGTAGCGTATGGGACTTGGTTTGATGAATAAGAAAGCGAAGATCATATCAATAACCAGCGAAACCGATTCTGAGGGCTTTAGCTTTGAAAATATCGAGGTTTTAGCGGAAGTTCGAGTGTTTTTGGAAGGAAGGCATGGAAGCGAACGTTGGGCAAATTTGGCGGCTTTTAGTGAGGCAACCGA